GCTATTTGATTTGGTTTTACTTTGTAAACTGTGCCATCTGTAACATCCTCTAAAATTAGTAAGTCATTAGATGTATCTACAGTAACACTTGAACCATCCGTTAAGTTAGATGGGTCAACTGTTAATGATACTGCACCAGTTGCTGCACCTCCAGCTAAACCAGAGTTACTTGCAGTATTAACAGCAGTTATATCACCAACATCTGGAGCAGATATTTCTATAGTTCCATCTCCATTTGTTATTGTTACACCTGTACCTGCTGTAAGTGTTGCTACTGCTGGACCAGATGTACCACCAATAAGTAGCTCACCATTTGCATCCATAGCAACAGCAGCTAATGTATCTGTTCCAGAATCTTGTGTAATAATTACAGACTTGTCTGCAAAAGATGTTGCTCCTGTACCACCACTTGCTACAGCTAATGTTGCAGATAATCCTGCTGCTGTTCCAGATGTATTCTGATTACCTGCTGAATTAACACCTGGTAAATCAATATTACCCGTACCATCAAAAGATACACCACCAATATTTCTTGCAGTTTGTAAAGCTGTTGCAGTAGCTGCATTACCAGTTGTAGAACCAGATGTTCCAGAAACATTACCTGTAACATTACCTGTAAGATTTGCTGTAATACTAGAAGGAAGTCCTATTGTAACTGTATCTGTAGCACTTACTGCTACTTCTACTTCATTAGAAGTACCACTAAATGTTATTGTGTTGCCATCACTAATTGTTTGTGATGTAGAACCATCTGATATTGTAAAGCTGTTCATATTACCAACACCAGTACCAGACAAGAATGCACTTCTAGTTTGTTTTTTTAGACCACTAGCTGTGTCATCATAAATAATAATTAAATCATTATTGTCAGCAGTTCCTTCGTTACTAAGATTAGGAATATCTACAGCAAAAGTGTTAGCAGATAAACTAAGTCCAGAACCTGCAACATTACCACTTGTATTTATTGATATAACAGAATCTCCACCCATATTTGAGTGTGATGAGCAGTAATAATAAAGATTATCAGCAGTAGCAGCATTGACAACTATTTGTGTATAACCACCAGTAGAACCTGCAGAACCTGCAATCGTAACTCCTGTAGTATATGCAGAACCAGAGTTGTGTGTACCATTTTTAGTTGTAGATAATCTAAGTGGATGTCCAGAGTTTGTGTTATCTGATTGGTCAAATCTATAAGTTACTCCTGGAACAAGTTGTATGTTAGCTGTAAGTTCTCCATCTAAATAATATCTATTACCAGAACCTGGATTAGCTACTGTAACGGCAAACTCTACTATTGCTGTATTGTTTTCTAAGTTTATAGTTTTGTTTGTAAGTGTTTGTGTGTCATCTAAATCAACTACTGTAGCATCAGATACAGCAGTATTTAATTGTGCCAGTGTTGTTGTTAGTGTATTGTTTGCTAAATTTATAGACTTGTTTGTAAGTGTATCTGTAGAGCTTTCAGTAACCACTGTAGAATCTACTGCGATACTAATTTCATTACCACTTGCTGATGTATCTATACCTGTTCCACCTGCAATATCTAATGTTTCAGAATCTAAATCTATAGATATTGGTCCACCACTGTCAGCAGTAACATCTAAATCTTCTGCTGTTATTTGTGTATCTACATAACTTTTAACTGCTTTTGCTGAAGGTAATGTTGTATCTGTACCAGCAGTAGATGATAAGTCTGTATCTAATACACCAGCCTTTAAGTTATCTACTTCTAAATTAGATATTGTATTGTTATCTGCATCTATAGTTTTGTTTGTAAAAGTTGTTGTAGAAGTAGCAGAAGGCACTGCATCTATTCTGTCATTTAAATCTTCTATGTGTTGTTGTAATGGCGACATACGCACAACTGAACCAGATGCGTGTGATAAACCAGAAGTTGCAGCAGAACCTGTTAGATATCTTTTATTTATATTGTCTAAAGTAAGTGTTTTTGTACCAGCATTTATAGATGTAACAAGTACAACTTCTCTATTTGTTGCACTATCTGGATTTAAAACTAAATAACAAGGCGCTGTAAGTGTGTTTGATGCAGAATCAACGACAGAGTTTACTGTCATAGTTAAATCTGATGCACCAATAGTACCTGTTAAAGTTGTTTCAAACGCATTTAATAAGTTAGTTTCTTGTGCTGTCATTCTATCCTAATCTACCTACTCCTAATAGTTCTATACCTAATCCTACTCCAGAACTTGAAGTTTGTATTACTTTGCTACCTCTAAATCTTACTAAACAATACATGGTCACAGAACCTCTTGGAGATATTTCTTCAATAGGACTGCTGACATTTTCTATTATACCTCTTAATAACGTATCTGGTCTGAATATCTCTAGCTGTACGTTCTTACCCTCTTTGTTTCTTAATGCTTGATACACTAAATCACCTTGACCTTTTACTTGTAATGCTTTTCTAAATGGTCGTTCTACCTGGTCAGATATATTTATTGGCATATCAACTACTAAGTCATTTACCAACTGGAATCCTCTAATTGCAAAGGACAACATTTCTGGTGATTGTGAAGTATCGTCTGTATTTATCTCTATTTTTCCTGCTATCCATCTACCATCAACAAGTGTCATAACTTCTTCGTCACCACCTGTACCAGAAAATATTGATACTTGTTCTCTCCATGTAGCAGCTGTTGGGTTATTAATATCTGCAGCAATTGTAGAAGTAAACAATTTTACAGAACCAGAACTTACAACATTGGTATTTAATTTTGCACCTACCCACTGTTTTTTCTCTGATGTAAAGAAATCAGCTAAAGCTGTAATTACATAACCTGTAGATACATAAGTTGTTTGTTCTCTGTATAAACCACCAGTAGCAACTGTTGCAAATAATCTATCAGAAAATACAGATATTCCTTCTACTATTCCACCTTCTGCAAACTCTATATCTCTTGCTATACCACCAGTTGGTAAATAATATCTCCAAAGATTTGTAACAGTGGCTGAATCTTTTATACCTGTAAAAATACTATCTCTTGTAGAAATTATTTTATAAGGTGCCTGGTCTATAGTTGTATCTCCATCACCCCATTGTTTTATAAGCTGTGCATTTATTAACACGTATAAACTATTAGCATTTGTAATCTCTGCCCTATACAATCTACCTATTTTGCCACTAGCTGTGTTTTGATATGTACCATAAAATATAAATCCTTGTGCTGCATCTATAGCATTAGGTACTTCACCTTCTATAAATGTTTGACCTTTAAGTGTTAATGATGATGATTCATCGGTAAAAGAATATATATATCCATCTGATGCTGCACCTAATACAACAGCACCACCATCTGCTAGGTCAGTCCACTCTGTACCAGTAGGTAATGTTTTCATTGTTGTTGGTGAACTTCCACTTGTTACCTGGTATAAATCACCAGAAGTATCACTAGCTACAATCCTACCCTTCATGGACCAAATCTTACTAAAAGTTTTTGTACTATTAAATGAAGAGTATGTGCTAGCAGCTGTTCTTTTATAAATTACACCATTTGCAACAAGATATAATTGTGTGCCTAATACAGCCATTCCTGTTATAGCATTACCTGCACTTGGTGCAGTTTCTGATGTAACAGTTACAGATGCAGCTGTTGGTGTATCTATTCTTTTAAGAACATCACTATCTGCAAAAAATATAGAGCCACCTAATTCTTCCATGTACAAATTAGAGTTAGAAGAACTAGATAGTTCTGTTGTATCGTGTAACAAAGATATATTGTATTCTTGTCCTACTTCTTTACCACTAAATACATCAACACCTTTACTATCCCAGAACCTTTGAAAATCTGTATCAGCTGCATTTCTTCTATGTGCTTTATCTAAACCACTACCACCAGCAAAATCTGTCCTGGAATAAATCTGACCAAATTCTTGTTGGAAATCTTCTGGTGTTTCTGATGTTTGTATAGCTTGGGCCTGTAACGGTGCTGTATTTATTGTCATTTGTCTGTCTGGTGCAACAGCAAAACGCAAGAATAAATCGTCTAGGTTAGCCTCAAAACCTTGTGATTCTGGTGCAGATGTATTGCTAGGTGAAGGTAATACAGACATTATGCACTATAGTTAATGTTCATTATTGATACTGGTGCAGGATATAGAGAACGTAGATTGCCTCTTGCCTCATCTATCAGTAATGACCTAAGTCTAAGTAGTGCATTCCTTAATCTCTCTCCAGAACCTACTGGGTAATTTTCTGCAGCTAATTTTTCTGTAATAAATTCTTGTGTTGTAGCATCAATATCAGTTGCACCTACAATATCTGCAACAGCACCTACCATAACAATTTGATGGTATTCATCTTCTAATAAACAAGTTGTAGCTAAATCATCTGTTTCAGCACTTGGTCCAACAAATTTTCTTTTGATAACTAAATGTACAGTTCTTCCGTTTGTTGTGTTATAAAACTGTACTGCTGTATTTGTAGATGATGGTGGGAAGTCTTTTAGTAATTCTATACCAGCAGATGTGTATTTGTCACCATCTGAATTTTGTACATAAGAAGTTAAGACCTCTACTGTTGATGCTGGAACTTCTTGATATGTTGTATTTGCAGTTACGTTTGTAGTAGTTACATTATATAAAGATGGATAAAGTCTAACAATATTGTCAAACACAGCATCAAAAACACTTTTTCTTGGGAATGTTGGATTAATAAATATATTTGCTTTATCACTATGAGTAGCAGCTGTAGTACCAGCATATCCTCTAGCAACTGTCAATGTTCTAGTAGAAGTGTTAGCTGCTGTAACTAACATAATCTCCTGGTCAACTTCTACTAAAGCACCATTACCTAATAAGTTTTCTTCTTCTGATGAAAATAGACCAGATTCATAAGTTATAGTTGTACCTGTAGTATCAGATACTGCTCCATCTAAACGAGAAAAAGCAGATAAATCATCTGGCTTGTTTAAAAAATCTCTATAAATTCTATCTATAAGTGTGCTTACTGCTGCCATATATTCCTATGTTACTAGAGGGAGAAGTATTTATCTCCCTCTAATAAATATACTATCTAATTCCTAATTAGGAAGTAGATGTACTGTGAATATTACCGTGGAACTGTTCTGGTCCATAGTTCAATCCAACTTCACCATAAAGTTGGAAATTGTACGCAGCACCAGTTTGTGCCAATGGCTCCACAAAGAAATGTCCTTTTCCTGGAATATCCAAGAAAACTGGTTTCATATAAGCCATATCAACAATTAATACTTGTGATGCTGGAATTTGTCTAGCATACTGTATTCCGATTTCACCGAAGTCGGTTTCAATTGTTGTAATATTTACACCACCGATGTTTCTATCTCTTGGCGCTAATGCCAATGCAGATGAGAACAAGGAAGATATTTTTTGTTTGTTAAAAGCATTTGCAAATAACACTGGTTGCTCAAATGGCGCACCATTGTCTGCCATGCTCTTTAAACAAGCATCAATATCTGCTTGTGTTAAAGCATCTCCTCCAGCATTTATCTTGTTAGTTGTAAGTGCTGCTCCAAGACCTCTGGTCTTACGGGCAGTAGATACATCTGTATCAGCTTGATATGTGCCTTGGAAGAATGAGAACTCAATATCTCTAGCAGCTCTTTTCATAGCTAGGTCTAGTTGGAAAGCAAGTTCGTCTTGAACTGGTTGATTTCCAAGTATTGATTCTCCACTTATGTTGCCAGTAGCAGCTTGTTTTGTGTAGGAAACTTGTACACCGTATTGCATAATTTGTGTAACGTTTACTACTTGACTTCTGGTCCTTGCAGCATAAGAAGGGTCTGCTCCCTCAACAGCTACTGTTTGTGCAGCTGCTGCATTGTCAACAGTTTGCCAAGTAAATTGTTTGGATTTACTGGAAACTCCTCCAGTCATTCCACCCATCATAGAAAGCAAAGGGGTATCACTTGGGGTGATATTGAATAATTCACCTACGAAATTAGGTAAATCATAAGTATCGCCCATTCCTGTAATTGCACCCATGTTGGTTTCTCCTTTTTACTTAATTAATGTTTAACTGTTTTTTCAATTGTTCTGTTTTGAGATTAGAACTTGTTGTCCAATCACCATCGGCTTGCGCTTGCGCTATTTGGTCATCTAAAGCAACTGGTTCTACAGGTATTGAATCGTCAATCATAGCATCCAAATTTTGTTGACTACTAACTACTCTTGCTTTTTGTGCATCTTCTGGTCCAGGTTCGGTAGGACTTTCTGAGGTCCATCCGTATTGTTCCTGGGCAAATTGCTGTATAGCATCAGCTTTTAGTTCGCCTTTGTACAAATCTTTTAATGCTTTACCCTGCCCAGATTCTGGGTCAAAGCCAGCATCTTTGATAGCAGAATCCATCTTTACAGACTTATATTCTTTTTCTACTACTTCAAGTTCTTTAACTCGCTCTCGCAAGTTCTTGATAGCATTACTATCTTCTTGTACTTTTTCTTCTTCTATGTTTTCCATATTTTCTTCATTTACCATTTTTTTCTCCTACTCCAAGTATTACTAAAACTCCATCATCCTTGGGAATATGACGGGATAGGCGACAAAATTAAATTAACAACAATGAGAATTGCCAGCCACTTCTGACTATTGAATACAGGGAATTTGATACACAATTCACACCCCGAGGTGAATCGGAAGTTGTAGCATCCATTTATATTCGCAGACGTCCACAATGCGATAATTTTATTATAACCTATAAAAATAAAATAGTGGGTTTTTACACCCACTATTTTTAGTACGTAATCACGAAAGGAAGGTATATCTTTTCTGTTGCCAGAAAAGTAATCCAATGAACTAATTATAAACAACTTTTAAAATTTTCTTAAAAAAAATTTAATTTTTTTTTTGAGCCTATAAACATTACGTTTATTTTGTAAAAACACTTAATATCTTATGTTTTTCATGATATTCAAAAAACATAATGTGGCATAAGTACACAGATGTGGTATAATGAATTGTAAGCTAAAGGAAGGATTACAAATGTACGGAGCATTTGAATCAGAAGAAGAGTACGAAGAGTACGTTAAAAACGGTGACTGGTTTATAGATACTCAATCACCAGATTACTGGAAACAATTAATAGACGATGCGAAGGGAGATAAGTAATGAGTGAATTTGTAGAAATAGATAGAAGTGACATAGCAAAAAATGAATTGCTAAAGAACGGCACTGAAACATCAGTAAGAGATAATACCCATTTTATTCTAGGAGATAAACTAGAAACAATCTGGTGGAAACAAATTAATCATGAAGAGATGACAACTGGAGAAGTTGATAGTGGTTATCAAATTGATTTTGTTGACGGAACACAACTAAAGTTATCTACTTTACAACTGTTCAGCATTATTAATGATTATGAACTTACAAATATTGAAACAAAACGTTGGACATTACACGAGATTAATAAAGATACTTGGAAGGGAACTATACGGGACCAAGTAGTGTATAAAAATCTTAATGATGAAAAAGTTTACGAAAAAATAAAAGAACAAGTATAATAATCTAGCAAAGCCCTAACAGTTTAGCTCAATTGGCTGTTGGGGTTTTTGCTATTCTTGTTGAAGTCCAGTCACTCTTGAACCTCGTCTAGCAGCACCACCGACTGGTGCAAACAATGAAGATTCTTCTGCCTCTAATCTGCTGATATTTTCAAGAACATCTGCATCTTGAAATACAACAGCTTGTGTAAATTGTTCTAATGATAATTCTTCTGCATCTGGGTCAATTCTTTGTTGAACTTCTATAAGTCTTGGTAAATCTCTTTGTGCTGCACTGTACAATTGTCTTGCTTGTTGTTGTGTTAATCCAGCAGCTCTTAGATTCTCTGCCTCTGTTCTTGTAATTGTAAAGCCAGCTCTTGCTGCCTCACCACCAATTTGTGCTGCTGTGATTCTACCTTGTATTAATTCTTCACCTATTGACGGGTCCAATGCACCCATGAATATAGCCTCTGGTGTTAAGTCAACATTGTAATTACTAGAAAAGAAGTTTTGTACTCCTTGAATGTTATCTACAATTCCTTCATAAGCTGCGCTTACTCTTTGTTGAAACTCTCTTGCAGATACTTCTCCTTCTAATAAATTAACAAATCTATCTGCCAACAATACTCTTGATGTTTGTTCTGGTATTCCATACTCCTGGAGTGTTCCAATGTAAGAACGTTCTAAAGCCTTGTATGTATTTTCGTTATATCTAACTTGACCAGTTGATGGATTGTAGTTACCTGGGAACTCTGTTTTATATTCATCTGTTTGTCTTACCTCTTGTATTGCAGTAACTGGATTACCAGACTTAGCCCATTCTTGTGCAAACAGATTTAAAAGTGTTGCTGATAAGTTAGGATATAATGCTTGTGCCTCTTCTAAGTAAGTAGCCATTATTGATTTACTCCAAAGCTACTCTCTACTGAACCAGCTGCACCACCAAGTGCATCTGTCAATGCTTGTGTAGCCTCAATATTTACTTTTGTAATATCTTGTTCTAAACCTTTAGTTCTTAACAACTGTTGTCCTTCTTCATAATTGTTTGATGCTACCATATCTTGCCACCATCCTTGTGTTTCATCAGCCTCTTGTCCCCATGTTTGTCTTGTCAATCCTCTCCATGGTGCAGCAATATCATCATACGTTAATTCTGGATTTGTGTATTTAGGGAATATTGCAACTCTACTTGTCTTTAAACTTTCAATCAAAGCAGATTCATAATCTGGATTGTTACGTAACCTACCAGCTTTTTCTGCAGTTTCTGCATCTGTCAATTTACCAAATACTGGACCAAGATATTGAGTATAAAGCTGTCTTATTCTATCTTCTTGTTCTGCACTTCTGTTTAATCCACCAAGACCAGCAGTGCTTATATAAGTTGTAAAGTCTGCATCTCTTGTACCACTTCTAAATGGGTCTGCAAATAAAGCTAATTGTTCTGTTGTATAAGATTCTGACCATTGACCAGTAACCCATTTGTTTGCAATCCATTGTGATAATGCGTCTGGTGCAGCTAACTCTTGATTAGTTTCTGAATCATATCCACCAGAAACACCAGCAGCTCTTAGTGCCGATGCAATTTGTATTTTATAATCATTAGCTTTTTGAATAGCAGATATTGGGTCCCTGTGATAAAACAATAACCAATCACGTTCTGTATCTGTGTGTGTTTTATACCAATTAGTTCCTGCCCATTCTGCAACAGTTACTTCTCTATCTTCTAATGCTGCCTCTGCAATAAGTGCTACTGAATCTGGGTCTAGTAACCAAGGTTGTATTGTGGCCTCTTGTGCTAGAGTTTCTGCAAATGATGTAAATGGATGTGGCGCTCTTCCAGTTCTTGGGTCATTACCTGGTAAGTCTGCACTGTTACCAGCTACTAATCCAGTCAAATCTAAATCTTCTGAAGTTAAAATAGCATTAATAAAGTAATCTGCTCCTGGTGTTACAAATCCAGCTTTTATTGGGTCATTATCTTTTACTGTGTAATACAAGAATATCGTACTACCTTGATACAGTTCACCTGCTCCTGGCACTGCATAACGTAAATAAAGCTGTCCTTCTACCTCAACTAAATCTGCTCCTTCTGGAATATTATTAAATTGATTTTTATTTGAATTTATATTTCTTCCTGGTGTAGGAGTTTGAGGTCCACCACTTGGAGGTCCACCATCATCACCACCGTCACCACCATCATCACCACCATCATCACCACCATCATCATCACCAGTATCACCAGTATCACCAGTATCACCAGTATCACCACCTGTTGTAGTCGGTATTGAACTTCCTTCTGAAGGTGGTTTAGTATCATCTGATGTAGTTGGAAATGGTATTCCTGGTCCTTCTGCTACATCTTCATATCCTAAAGCTCTTAAAAATGTATCTCTTTCTAATCCTCCACTTTCAGATAAAGTTTCCTGTACACTTTTTTTCATTACCTCATCTAAAGCACTAGCGAATTGTGACCTTTCAAAAGAACCAGTAGCAGCATCTGGAACATTTAATTGTCCAACTTGTTTTTCTGTATCAGTAATAATAGTTGTAGGTCTTTCTGATTCTTTAAATATTTGTTCATTTGTTTTTTTAGGTGTTGCTATTGATAAAGGTTCGTATATTCTGTTTGCTATATTTAAAGCAGCAGATATTTCATCTTCATTAAATTGTGTAGATTTTTTGACATTTAGACCCATCTTGTCATCATCAAGAATTTCACCAGTTCTTGTATTTACTTTTGAACCTCTTAATTGAGCATCTATATCATTTTGAGATATTGCCTCTTTAACAGTTCCAGATTTTTTACCTGTATCTAATTTTTTTGCAATATAATATAATGCTAAATCTCCAACGTACTTTTCACCTGTAAATGGCATTAGCTCTCGTTCCTTCTAATAAAAGTTTTTATTAAATTGCCTTCTAAGCTGCCAGCATCTTTTGGTACTTGTGATTCGTAGTCAGAAGTTGTATCTGGAACTAAAGCTCTAAGCATATCAGCTGCATATTTTTCAAATTTGTTTTGTTCTGGTGTCATACCATCTGATTGAGTTTGTATATTTGGTGTTACAGTTTGTGTAGAAGTTTGACTTACATAAGAATCAACAGTATCGTTACTTGCAGTTTCCAATACTTTTTCATACTTATCCATGACACTATTTACATATTCAGACACATTTGGTCCAAAACTCTCTAGGTTTTCTATATTACCAACTGAATCAAGACCTAATTCTTTTGCTTTATTTGCTGTACCTGGTCCTGCATACCATGCAACAGCTACCAAATCCCAACTACCATAAGTGTTGTAATACTCTGTAAACTTATATGCAGCCACAATATCTTGCATTTCTGGAACTCTCCAATCTGCACCTTTGTAACCTGCTTGTTCTGCCCACTTATCCCAGTTAATATCTAGTATTCCATAAGCACCTAATGCCTGGACTTGTACTGGATTACCGTCATAACCTTTTATAACTGTTGGTTTATGTTCCAATAAATAATCTCCACCAGCATTTTCCTGGCTTTTAATTGATTCCATAAAAGCTACTAATTCTTGTGACATGCTAGTTTGGCCTCCCAGCGATGCTACGAAGAATAGAAGTCCTAGTGTTCCTTGCAGAATAATTTTCTCCTAACCTTGCTTTTTCATTTTCAGTAATCCTATCAAACTTTTCTTTCATTCTACTTGCTGGGTTTATTTGTGTAAGTCCTTGTTCATCAATGGCTTGTTGTACATTTTCTGCTGCATAATTACCGTATTGACCTTGTAACAAATCATCACCAGTAAAAGCTGGTTGTGCTTGTGCAACTTGTCCTAGTTCTTCTGATTGCTTATAAGCTGCCTCTGCTTGTTTATATAATTCATTTGATAATAACTTTATTTCATAAGGTGAAGGGTCACGGTTAAGTTCTCTTGCATAAAGATTCTTAACTGATTGTGCATTTTCTGCTGGGTCTTGTGGTAAAAACACCTCTGTATCTGGCATTATAGGAACTGGATTAGCAACAAATTCTTTTAAAACATTTCTCCATGCTGAACCATTTTGCTTTTCTATTTCTGTAACACCACCATAATTAGCTTTTCTAAGTACAATTTCAAAAGCATTTTGTGTTGGTGTGTCCCATTCTCCTGGAATAAATCCATCACCTACACTAAGTAATCTTGCATTTATTAAGTCTGCTTGTATTCCAGCAATCTGTTCATCTCCTATTGCAGAAAATAAATTTACCAAATCATTTTGTGTATAAAAATCTGTAGCACCTTCTCTTGGTGGTACGTATGTTGCTGGCACTCCAATGTAAGCATCTGTGTTTCCAAACAATCCAGTTTGTTCTCTTGCTGCTGCAACAGCTGCATCATCTGATGTAATACCAGCTAAATCTTGTCCAGATATAGCAAAATCTACAACATATTGAGGTATGTTGTATGCAAGTAAAAATGTTATTGCCTCTTCAATAGTATTGGCATTTAAAATATCTAGTCTTTGGTCTGCTGTAATTCCTATTTTATTTGTACCTAATGTAGCATCATCATTAATTTGTGTAATTAATTTCTCTACTCTGTTAAAAAATTCATCAACTGTCATATAGTCCCTTTAATAATTCTATATCCTCTTCTGCCTCACGTAATTCTCTTTCAAATATTTCTTTTGCTATCGGAGCAAATTCTGGCTTTGTAACCAATATAGCCTTTATCTTATCTCTTAACAAGGTCCTATAAGGTGCTAGTTTACTTGCACGTCTAAACGATGTATCTGTATAACCACCTGGTAGTTTTTTTGTATCTGCAATTACTTTATCTCTCAACATAAGATATTCTTTTAATCCTTCTGCTGCTGGATTGCCAGCAAGTCTTGGGTCTAATACATAAGTTGTTGGATTAATCCATGTGTATAACTCATCAATCAAATCATCTATCTCTGGTTTAGTAGGAGTGTAATCAATACTTCTACCATATCCTGGGTATCTCATAGCTATCTCTGCTTTTTTATTTCTTTTAGCTTGTATTGATACTTTGTCATTTTTATTTAAAAGATTGTTCTTTTTAAGAAATGCCTCATATTCTAAATTACCTAACAGAATATTTTTTGATTGTACCCATTGTTCAGCAGTCTTTGGAACTCTATCACCACTTAAAAGCTGTGCATAATATTGTTCATATAAAAATTCAGAATCTGTTTCGTCAATCAAAAATGCGTAAGTCAAATCAAATTTTTCTACAAGTTCTGGATTTTTTCTTTCCCAAACAGCACCGTCTTGTGTTACTGGTCTTTTCTTAACAGTAAATGTTCTACCAGTTGCCATAGCTACTGGGTCAAAACCAAATCTATCAGTGAATACTTGTACAGCTGTAGTTGAATCTTGTACAGCATTCTGAATATTCCAATACTCTTGCGCTAATGTTTCAAATAAATAAAAGGTACCTGTTTGGTCAGATATTTCATATTTAGGTGCAACTGGTCCAGCTGGTCCAATAGCTTGTGCAATTGACCTTATGATAAATATTTTTCTTGCATAATCAGATGCTAATTCAATACCTGCACTTGCACCTTCTGGTGTATTATCTTCTATTTGTCCTGCATATAACAATGCTTTATAAACATCAATAGTGGTATTAGAAAATTGTCTTTTAGCCTCTGCACCACCAATTTCATAAGCTGTTCTTAATTTTTTTAACCATGATGGTTCTGGAATTGTTGAACCTAAAAGCTCACCTATATTTTCTACTCTTGGTGGAGAAAAATCACCAAAGAATAATGTTTCTTCCCATTTACCTGGTCTTAATAAATTAAATTGTTTATTTATAACAGCCATAGGTACGGTTATTGTTGGACCGAATCCTGGCACAATATTACCTGCTATGTTTAGTGATTGTGCAAATACTGGTAAATTAACTTTTACACCGTTCTCTTCTAAATCTTTAAACATAAATTTTTTAATTAATCCTTCTCCTGGATAACCAAACAACTCTTCACCAGTGTTAGGGTCTTTGTAAAAGAATCCTTTTTGACCTTCATCATCAAAAATAGGATTTGGTTCACGACCAGATTGCACTACTTGTTGTACTCTTCGTAAAGGTCTTAGACCTTCTGATTTAAGTAATCTTGCCCATGTTGTAAATATTTCTAAGTATGCCTCACCGAATGGGAAGATAGCTCTTGTAGCATTACCAAGTCTTGTTTTAGTTGTTACATCATAAAGTAATTTTTTTGTTTGCGTAAGTGCATGTGATGATGCTAATTTATCTACAAGTTCTACACCACTTACACCACCTCTTACACCTTCATAACTTTGTAGTTGTTTTAATACTTTTTTTTCTAAAGCAGTACCAGTTGCAAGTCCTGCCTCTTCTGCTTGTTTTACAACTTTTCTAAGTGTTGGTGCATTTAAGTGTTGACCAAACTCTCCTACTTTTTCCCAGTAATGTTTTTTAAATGTTGGCGCTCTTGACATTGTTTTTGTTGGCACTGTCATAAATAAATTAAATGCCATATCTACATAATCATCAAGTATTCTTGTTTGTCTTGATATAGAATTTTTAAGTTCTCCTCTTGCAGATTCTGGTAAAACTTTTTTATATTTTTTTATAAAATCTTTTTTTATCTTTTCTTGATTTTTTCTAAGTTGTGTAGTTATTGATGTATATTCCTGTTCTTTAAGTTGACCAGCCCAATACTTTTTCATATCTACATTTTTAAGACCTACAAGTTCTTGTGCTGTTAAATCTTCATCTGCTAATGCTTTTAATAAACCTTCATTACCATTTTCATCAATCCAGTTTCTTGCAGCTCTAGGTGTGCCAGCTTTTGCTGTAGTAGTTGCAACTTTACCACCAGTAGCTTGTGCAACTGCAGCATTTACATAATGAACAAACTCTTCTGCTTTTGCAGCTCCTGGACTACTAGAAAAACCTGCACCATTAAAAGCATGACCTTTTGCTCCTGTAACTTTTCTAACATGTTTATTTAAAACATTTCCTGGAGTTTGTGTTTCTTTTATTATTTTTCTAAGTTCAGCACTTCTTTTTGCAGCTGTAGGTTGTAGTTGTGCTTGTGCAAGTCGTCTTGACAATGGGTCAAACTTATGTTGCATAAAGTTTCTAAATGATGCCTCACCCCAAGCTCTTACATTTTCTGACCTGGTAACAGTAGTAAATTCACCTGTTGCACCGTAACCTCTTCTTATTGCACTAGGTGTACCTGCACCATTTAAAGTTACATCAATAAAACTTGCATTATCCTCAAAGCTGCCTAATAAAGTTTTTCCAGATTCTTTTTCTTTACCTATAACTCTTGCAATCATTTGTGCTGGATGTGTAATAACATTTGTTACACCAGATGCCATCATTCTTAGTTGTTCTTCTAAAATCACACGTACTGTCCATGCTGGTCTTAAAAGAACAAGAGGTTTAAACAATGCACCATAATACCAATCCATAAATCTTGTTACTGTTTCTGCACCACTGTTTGCAGCAATCTTACTTCCAATTTTTCCAAATTTTTTATCTAGTGTTTTTGCAGCTCTAATTACATCTCTTGTGTTTGGTAAAAATATTTCATCTGCAAGTTGCTGTGCAGTAACTGGGTCAACAAGTTCATCAACTCCATCTAACTTACCACCTTGTAATTTTTTAAGAACATCTGTCAATGGTAGGTTATCTCCAGTTGATTCTATTGCATAACTTCTTACAATACCTTTTTCTTTTCTTGCACCAGATATAAATTTAGCTTGTACTTCTAATCCACTATCAACAAGAGTTTGTTGAAACTTAGTTAAGTTTTCTTTACCACCTAAAGCCTTTACAACTTGTGGTTTAAAATCTCTTGTTATAAAATCATTTACTAATCTAGCAGTAGCTGTAGGTGCATCTGCATCATTAAGTGCTTTTATAGATGCAGACATAAACTTAGTTCTTATTGCAGCTTGTTGTCCTTTATCCATTTCTGATGTTGCTAATCTAATAAATCTATTTAATTTAACAAAAGCGTCATCTTTGTTTTCGGTAACTAATCTGTTACCGTATGTTCTCTCTAACATTTTTGTTAAACGATTACCTTTTTTTCTGACGGTTGGAACATTACCTGCTGTAGCCTCTAGCAATAGATTTTTCTTTACAAGATTTTCTGTAAAGTCTGCATCTATTTCTTCAAAAGACTTACCTTTATTTTTAACTTTAAATTTTTCTAACTCATCATAAAATTTAAAATCATCAATGTTATTTTTAGATGCAGCAATAATGTCAGACGTAGAGTTTTCATATAGAAATTTTTTAAATCCTACACCAGCTTTACCAGCTAAAAACTCTTGTGTAGTAGGACCAAATATACTTTTTCTTGCACCTTGTAATAAACCAGTGTTTTCAAAAATCTTAGCTGATTTACTTAGATTATTTAATTCTACAAATGTAGATTTAGATTTTCCAAGTTTACCAACACCAAAACCAAGTAATGCTACTGGGTCAGCAAATATCTGTGCAATAATATCTATTGCTCCAGTCATGTAATTATATGCTTTTGTGCCTGGTTCTATTATTTCATCAATAGGCTTAAATAAATATCTTCCAATTGTAACTGTAGGTTCTAATCCAGCAGCTCTAAATTTTTCTGCACGTTCACCAACAAATTGTATTTGATTTGCTTTTTTCTTTTGTTCTTCGTATATTTGTACACCTAAAATATTATCTCTTACAAACTCTCTTGCAGCTAACGGGTCAACACCTGCAGCTAATAAATTTTTATATTCATCAGTTTGTGTTGGGTCTGTTGTACCTAAGAACCATCCTTCACCTAAATCTAAATCTTTTCCTGCAGCTTTTGCAGAATCTATTTCACCTAACAAAGTTGCTTTACTTAATTTAGCAGCCTCATCATGTGTAAGTCCTTGTTGTCTGCCTTCTAAATATCTAACACCTCTTGGCGCACCACTTTCCCATAAGTTTTGAAATCCTATAAAAGCACCTCTTACTGCTCTACGTGTAGCATCTTTTAGTTTTTCAAATCCATTTTCTTCTTTTAAAACAGATTCCTTCATTACTATTTGACCTAATCTTGGGTCATCTTCTGCTATACCTAGTTTTACTGCACCTACTAAAGAACCTTTACTAATTGTTGGATAACGTTTGATTATTGCTGATGCAAGGTTAGCTTGTTCTTGATTGACTGAACTAGGTGCTACAGCTTTACTTATAGCTCTTTTTGTTTCTGAATCATCTTGAAACGATGATGCGTCAAAAGTGCTGTATGACATGTTACCCCTTTAGTAATTGTGCTAGAAGTGGGTCACCTGTTAAGTCATAAAATTTTTGTATTAAAGATTCTGTAGTGTCAATCGGTTCTTGTGAACCAACACCTGGACCAAAATCTAAACCATCTTCTACTGGTCTTAATGGTTGATTAGTAGGTTCAAAGACACTTGCAGCTGCAGTTGGTGCTGGTGCTGGAAGTGGTAATTCTTCTGTTAGATTTAAATTTTGTACTTCACTATTAAGTGCTTTTAGGGGTTCTTTTTCTCCATAAGTCATTCTTGTTTGGTCAATATAATTATTAGATGCTGGCTTTACAGCTGAATTTCTTTTATTTATCCTCGTTGCCATCATCTTCTCCTTCATCATCAAATATAAAAGTTTGACTAATAATTAAATATCCATTAGGTAAATCTATAGTTGGTAATCTATTGTGAAATAATCTAGGTTCAAATAAATCACTCTCTAATAATATATCGTCACCTAGTTCGTCAACATCTTCTAAAGAGTTCCAAACTATATCAGCAAATTGTTTATTTATATCTTTCATCCTATTCCTAATACTTGTTGTATAGAAGGCGCAGGTCCCGTGGTGGTGGGACCTTGACCTTCTAATAATTGAGCCTCTGGCTCTGGTATGTCGGGTTTTTCTGCTGTAAAAAATTTATCTAAGATGTTCTGCATATTACCTGGATTTTTTCTAATTTGCACAACAGCCATAATAGCTTTTTGGTCACCACCAGCTGCTTGTTGTAGTAAAGTATCTTCTAATACTTTATCCATTTTTTCTCTTGTAATTCTTTCATTAACCATAGCTAGGTTATCTAATCCGTCTAAGTTTTCTTGTAATGTTTGTGTATCAATAACACCAGAGCTTAAAAGCTGCAATCCAGTAACAATTTTTTGTGGTTCATCATAACCAGCCATAGCACCATAAACACGTCTAGTTTTAAAAGCACCGTTTATATCTGTATTAGGGTCATACTTTTCAGAAAAGAACTCATTGTTATAATATCCAGATAGTTCTTTGTTTCTACCACCATACATGTTTTCATCCCATTCAAGTCTTTTAGAATCAATCTGTTCAACTGCATCTGCTAATACTGTGTGATATTCTCTAATCATCAATGACATAGATGCACCTAATTCTTCTAATCCTCTACCTGTTGCAAAACTCAATGGTGATTGTGAATCATCTTGTGCTGGGTAAGATGCACCAACACGTAATTGACGTTCTATTCTATCTATCTGTTGAAAAATTTGATAAGGGATATTAGATGCTGGTTTTGATACAGAACTACCTGGAGAAAAATAGTTTACTGCAAATCTGCCTTTTTTATATTGTCCAGATTCTAATTCACCAGTAATGTTTGTTTCTGTAAATACAGCATCTTCCATAGCAATTATTGACATAACATTTATCTTTGCCATTGATGCCATCAATCCAATAATCTGGTCATATTGACCTTGCATTTGGTCAAAAGAAAATTTCTTTGCAACAACAAAAGCTGGTCCACTTTGTAAAGGGTTAGGAATAAAATCTAATATTGTACTTGATGACATGTGGTAGATGTATGTGCCTTCTTCATTGTAGTATTCAGATACCAGGTCACCTTCGTTGTTTGAGTTTGCCCAAGAACCATTGTAAGAATCTTGATATGCTGATGCGTAACCACTAGCAACATTAACTGTGTTATAACCTTTTTTTATTTCTTTTTCAAACTGTGGATATATTTTTGCTAAAGATGCTTTAGGTACACGTCTTACAATAGACATTTCTTTTGGCATTTGGTCTGCACCAAAGTAACCAGGAAAACAGTTATAAGGGTCACGTAATTCTGCACAAGGATAAGGTGTTCCATCTGGGCCTTTTTTTTCTTTTATAATCCATACTGCAAAACCATAACCTGGTAACCATCTACCAACTTGTGGCATTTGTAAATCTAATCTTTGTACATCATCATAAGCTGTAACAATTCTTGCTATTTTATCTGCTCTTTTTCTTGCACGTTCAGAATCTTTATTGTTTGGTACATCTACTTTTAAGTTTGGTATTCTACCTATTTTTTGTGCTAGATGTTCAAGTCCAGACATCATAAGGTTAGGCATAGGTACTTGCCATTCTTCAAAACCTTTTATCTGGTCACCTAATAAAGCAAGTAATCCAGAAGGACCACCGTTCATAATAGAACGAATACGTCCACGTGAATTATGTTTATCTTGATTGTCGTAATGTAGCTGCGTTATTTTATCTTGTAATTCTGCTGTATTCATATCTTTACCATGGTGCCGTATTCATAGAACTTATGTTCATGTTTCCATAGCTAGGGTTATAATCATATCCCATCTCTGCAATAAATTCTTTTTGTAACCTTCTTACAATTTTTATTGGAAACCAACTTGCCATAACTATATCCGACTTATATCCTTTGCTACTTGCTTTGTTAGCAGCATTTGAAAAATACAAAAGCTGCCTACGATATATATTACTCTTATTTTGTGAATCTGCATTACCATAAGGAAGATTTACAAGGCCTTTGTCAAATAGCTCACTCATGGACCCGACACCGAAATATGGGTCAAATTTATTTTTTTGTGTTTGATGTCCTTCTAAATGTATGCCACGTGATGCAGTCCACTCTTTTAATTCTCTATCTTGTCTAATTGCACGTTGAAATCCATTCTCTTCAATAATCCAATGTGAACATTGATACTTACTGTGCCATTCTTTTATAGTTTTAAATGCTTGTGGAATACCACCACCTTTTTTATTTTCTATATCTACCATGTAAAGTTTGCCATTTTCTACATCGTATGCCCATAAAAATGCTGCCTGGTAACCCGTAGCAGCTGGGTCAAGACCAGCAATCAATCTAGTTCTAGGTGGTACGTGTCCAACTATTCTTGAATCATCTCTTGCTGCATCTAAAGAATCTACTTTAAACATTTGTAAACCTTCTGAAAAAGGTCTGTTTAAGTAAACCATTTCAAATATCGCAAGACCACCTGTTGTTTCGGCATTTCTCCTTTGTGCCATGAGCCACTTATAACTTCTTTTTGATGACCATAACATGTGTTTTGTATGGTCTTTTGGTTCACCACTATCAATAGGAATATCTAAGCTATGAGCTGATTCTATTATTTTCTCCCATTCATCATTGTCAATCAAAGAGTTATACAAATCATCTGGATGTTGTCTTGAACCTATGACAACAATTGCTGTATGTTCCTCTTTACGTGATGACAATGTTGTAGTCCACCATCGTTTTGTTTGTTCACGTGAACTAGGCTGCACAGTTGTACCGTGGTCCTCAATATCATCTGCAATAATTAAATCACAGTCACGTGATAGTATCTTGCCACCTTTGCCTACAGCCACCATAGTCGGTGATTTGATACCAGTTACGGTTCTAGTCTTTACAGTAAATTGTCCAGAACTCCAAGTTTTACCTGTTCTGCTTTTTGGTTTAAAAGTTTCTCCTGGTCCACAAAAATCTTCTATTAGTTTTTCGTTATTCTCTAAATGGTCAAGCACTGCACCTACAGAGTTTTTTGCAATATCTTCATTACCACCTACCCACATAACCCTTATGTTTGGATTTTGACATATCTGCCATACAGCAAAGTGTGTAAGTAAATCTGTTTTACCGTGTCGTGGTGGTGATAGAATCATAAGCTGTTCACCTTTGTCAATAGCTTTTAGAATATTTTTTATCCAGTTTTTGTGAAACTTAGCTGTTTCGTATTGTTGCCCAGTTTCTGTTAAGAAGTATCTATCTCTAAATTTTTTAAAAGATTTTAAAGAATCCTTAGCCTCTTCTGGTATATCCCAGTTTTCTCTTGCTGCTAGTTTTGCTTTATCTTCTTTGTAAGCAAGCATCATTCTTGCTACAACACTCTGGTCAACTCCTATATCTTCTGCTACAAATTTTTGTGTAAGTAAACCTTCGTCTATTTCTTGTGCATAATTCTCTACAAAATATAAATAATGTTCTCCACGATTAGCTCTATTGTTAGGTGTTTGTAATTTTTCTTGTTCTTTTTTTTCTGCAGTTCGTGTCCTGGCATTTGCAGCTTTAGTACATTGTATTTTGCAATACTTTTGTCTGCCATGTGCTTGTTTAAATTTATCACCACAATGTGGACACTTGACTGTTTTAAGATTTGCCATTGTAGTTATCTATTTCTTCTTGTGTTAATTCGTCATCTAAATCATCTAAGATGAATGTATCAAGAATCATTTTTTCTTTTTTTTCTTGTCAGCTACCCTTGACTTCTGTACTTTTTTCGTATTTATTCTTTTACCAGCTTTATATGCCTTAGCAGTACGTTTTATCTCTGCTGCACGTTTTCTAGCAGCTGCGTCAGATAAACCTGCTAAATATTTTGCTGGTACACCAAATCTATAAGGTTGTGTTCTCTTTGCCATCAGCGCAAGTCAGTGTCATGTTTTTTAGAACCACGAATAAAACTATTTACTCTACCCATGGCCCAAGCACCCATACTTGTACCTGGTCTTGAACCAGAACTAAGATATGCAGCTTGACCTCTACGATACACTTTTTTTAATGTAGCTAGAGATATGCCACTTGATTTAGCTTTTTTTATTAATGCTGCGTTTGCACTTGCTGGTATTTTTGCTGCCATTATTTCTTTATCTTCTTGACTTTACCGTTTGCTGTTCTTGCAAACTTATGTGTTTTAGTTTCTCTAATTAAAGTACCATAGTATCTTTTGCCACCCCACATCCAACTTACTCTGGCCATTATTTACCTACAGCTTTTTGTGCGTTCTTGTGAGCTTGTGTAAAAGTTGCACCACGTTTCATAGAGTTCAGCATATATTGCATGTGTCTTTTTGTGTGGTGTTGACTATGTTTTTTCATAGTGTCTTGTTGTCTTTTTGTAAGACTAGACATGTCTATACCTTTAATCTTCATTTCATTCTTCTTAATTTTTTAAAATCAGATGCAGTTAACTTATCGTAAGGTGGTGTTAACTTAGCAATCTTTTTTTGTTTTTCAGAATAACCTTTTTTACCTTTAGGCATATTTCTCCTTTACCAATCTTTACAAGCCCAGTAACGAGCTGTTGTCTTATCTTTTGCTGTACTACATTTGTGCCTGGCACGAAATGATGCACGTGCTTTTGGATTATTTTTTCTGACTGGCATGTTAGGGTCACCGAACATAACCTTCTTGACTTTGCCATTATCCATGACAAAAACTTTTTTAGATTTTCTTCCGTAACCTGGTTCGCCTTTTCTAATAGCCGTAGGACTATTTAGCTTAACCTTCATGCCTTGATATTCAGCCAATCTTAATACATTCCTTTTTTCTTTTTTTTCTTCTTGCCTTTTTTATGATATGGCATTGTTTCTCCTATCTATAATAATATTATGGCAGAATACATTTCGGGTAACAAGTACCCTAATTCCAAACGGAATGCGCAGTACCAAAAGAATCGGACCTGCGTTGATTCTGCATGTACTACTATTTTATCTCAATATAATAAATACAAATATTGTTATAAACACAAACCTAAATCTTATCCAAGAATCAAAGGCAAGTATGTTGATGAAACAAAACAAAAACCCCTGGGCTGAAAAAAAATTTTTTTCTCTGAATTGTAAGTTAGGAAAATTTCTAGTAGAGTTTAATCGCACAAACAACATGGAGATAGTAGCAAGATACAGGTAAAGGGGACATCGGGAGTACAAAAGCCTTACCATGCAGCCAGCATGACCAACTAGAAAGACAAGTAAGGTACCCAAGGTCTAGCAAAACATCCTAGTTCAAAATAAAAAATATAAAAAAAAATAGCCCGTTATATTCAAAATGACCCCCTATAAAATTACATTATTAATGAGATGCAAAGAATGTAAAAGAAAACTTAAATCAATAAATGATACTAACTTTTATTGTGATAGTTCTCCTACAATGTGTAGTTTATCTACAAAAACAATTAACAAACACAAGATATAGTATATCTTTACAGATACACATTATATAGTATTAAATTGGCAATAACACAATATGTTGTTACGAATACGAATACCCATCACGCAAATTTACATTCCCGTTTGTTTGTCCTATAATACGTATTATGTTGCGCAAGCACGTCAATAAAATAAGCCTTTTAGAA